GCCTTGGTTATTACGCATTACAAGGAAATACTACTGGGTCTGCAAATACTGGGGTTGGTTATGGTGCTGGCTATCAAACAACCACAGGCTCAAGCAACACATCTGTTGGTCAGTATGCTCTTCAAGCTAACACCACAGCCTCTTACAACACAGCAGTCGGCTATCAGGCGGGGTATAGCAATACAACTGGCACAGATTTAGTGGCGGTTGGCTCTGCCGCACTTTACAGCAACACGACTGGCGCTGGTAATTCGGCTTTTGGTTATAACGCTTTATATGCAAACACTACTGGCGCTGGCAATACGGCAATTGGAACCCAACAAACTGGGGTATCAAATGCACCATTGAGGGCCAACACAACAGGCTCTAGCAACATTGCAGTTGGTACAGGCGCACTTGCCAATAACACCACAGCATCAGGCCAAACAGCAGTAGGTTATCAAGCAGCATATTCAGTTACAACTGCTGGTGGAATTACAGCTATAGGCTATCAAGCACTATATGCAAACACATCAGGTTCTTTAAATGTGGCGGTTGGTGTTAGTGCTTTAGGTTCAAACACTACAGGCTCTTATGGCGTAGCAGTAGGCTATCAAGCACTACTTAATAACACAACAGGTGATAGAAATACTGCCGTAGGTGAAGCTACTTTATATTCAAACACCACAGGAAATTACAATGTGGCAATGGGTTTTAACGCCTTAATATCAAGTACTACAGCATCTAACAACACAGCAGTAGGGTATCAAGCTTTATATAACAACACAACAGGATCACCTAATACGGCTGTTGGAAGACAGTCTGGTTATTCTGTTACAACAGGAACTGATAATGTTTTCTTAGGAAATCAGGCGGGATATGGAAGCTCCCCTACAACAACAGGTTCTGCAAACATTTATATTGGTAGCGCAACTGGTGGTTCTTCTGCAACCAACAATTATGAAATTGCTATTGGTTTTAATATAAATGGAAAAGGCTCTAGCACTGGTTTTATTAACCCTAACAGTGGCGGCGTTTATCAAGGCAACAACTCATCTTCTTGGTCAACCACATCTGACCAACGCCTAAAGAAAAACATCGTAGACAACACAGTTGGACTAGACGCAATCAATCAAGTTCGTATTCGTAACTTTGAGTACAGATTACCCAATGAGGTTGATCCAGCTCTGAAGCCGACCGATGCAGTTAACATTACTGGCACACAGTTGGGCGTAATAGCTCAAGAACTTCAACAAGTATTACCAGACTGCGTAAAGCAAGAAAGCACAGGGGTTTTGTCTGTAGATACAAGTAACATCACTTGGCATCTGATCAACGCAATCAAAGAATTGTCAGCAGAACTTAATTTACTCAAAACAAAGGTTGGCGCATGATTACTCAGCAAGAACTTTTAAATTTGTTTGACTATAAAGATGGAAATCTTTACTGGAAGCAAGCTCGTCAAAAAGTTAAAGCTGGTTCTAAAGCGGGTAGCGTCAATCCAAGCACAGGATATGAGTTAATAATGGTCAATCAAAAAAGATATAGGGCGCATCAATTGATTTTTATGTATCATCACGGCTATTTTCCAAAAGAAATAGACCATATTGATAGAAATAAAGTAAATAACAAAATAGAAAATTTGCGAGCAACGAATAGAATAAAAAATTGCCAAAATATTGGACTTACCAAAAGAAACACATCAGGCTATAAAAATGTAAGTTATTTGAAGCAAACAAATAAATGGTTGGTAAAAATTAATATTAATGGCAAAAATAAAAATTTTGGTCATTTTGAAGATATTGAGTTAGCTGATTTAGTAGCTCAAGAAGCAAGAAGTAAATATTTCAATTTTTTAGGAGCATAAACATGGCACAAGTAAATTCATGGACATGGACAATTACATCAATGCAACAATGGCCTAGCGGTACAAACGCTGGCTACGTTGTTAACGTCAACTGGGAGCTAACAGGTACTGATGGCACTCACACAGCTAGTATTGGTGGCAACACTCAATACCCAGTTACTGATGCCCAAGCAGGGTTTACACCCTACGCACAATTAACTCAAGCCACAGTCATTGGTTGGGTGCAAGAGTCTTTGGGTGCTCAAGGTATTTCCAACTATGAGGCAAATGTCCAAGGTCAAATCAATAGCCTAGAAAATCCCCCAGTTTCCCCCACAACACAACCTTTACCCTGGGTAACACAAGGAGCTTAAAAATGGACAAAGTAACTTTATCAACCACACTCGTGAACAACATCATGGCTTACTTGGGAACCAGACCTTTCCAAGAAGTATTCCAATTGATACAAGAAGTTCAAAAAGAAGCCCAAGCGCAACAAACAGCCGAGGCGCCAACACCTTCTGAGGGGTCATAATCATGCACTTTTTAAAAGAAATTAGAGAGCATCTAAAAGACTTTGAAACAGAAGCTTCAGATGAAATGCATAAATTCATCGACTTTTTGCATACCAAATATCAAGAGCCAAAGCCAGCAGTTGTTGAGCCACCTGCACCCGCAGTTGTTCCAACTCCTCAGTCTACATTTACAGCTCCTGTTCTTGATGCTGTTGCACAACCCATGGAGGCCGCAAATGTTGTTAATAGTGATACCACTGTTTCTGCTGATCCTGCTCCAGTTGTGGATGCGCCAGTTGTGACCGAAGAGGCTCCTGCCGAGCCCGTCGCAGAGGTGCAAACAGAGGAGAAGTCATGAGCGAGCAATGGATACAGAAGGCGATTAAGAAGCCAAATTCTTTGCGGAAAGCCCTTCACGTCCCTGAAGGACAGAAGATTCCAGCTAAAAAGTTGGCTGTCAAATCCACTGATTCACCCAAAATGGCCAAGCGCAAAACATTGGCTAAAACGCTCAGAGGGTTTGACTAATGTCTGATGTTGAAAAAGATCTAGCGGTTCACGAGGCCATCTGCACTGAGAGATACAACCATATCTTTCAAATGCTGAAGGAGGGCGACAAACGCATGACCAAAATAGAGTATTTGCTTTATGGGGTCATGGTCATGGTCCTTCTTGGGCCAGGCGTAGCCGCTACCTTTTTCAAACATTTTTTTGGAGTGTAAGAAATTGATCCATTCACCCTTGTCGCTCTGGCTTCTGGTGCATTCAAAATGTGCAAAGATGCGTGCGAGATGTACAAGGAGGGAAGGCAAATTGTCACCGATGCAGTCAAAGAGATTGATGGCGTCGTCAAGGATGTAAAGGCAGTACAAAAGAAAGCCAAGGGTCTTCTTGGATTTTTGAGTGCTGTCTTTGGTAAGAAAGAAGAGATTCAACCAGAAGTTTCACAGCCTGCAAAGAAAGTTAAGAAGAAGAAAGAGCCTCCTCCAGAGTTTGATGAGAACCTCATTTACCAACAGGTCAGTGATGCTCTCATCAAGTTCTTCCAAGCGTATAACTCGCTGAAGAATTACGTCAAGGAACAGGAAGAATTTGCTCTCCATGCAAATAACGACGAAGGCCAAGAGGCCGCAATCAAGATCACGATTGCCAATTTGCAGATGGAGAAGTTGAATCAGGAGCTGAGTGACTACATGGTGTACCACGTCCCACATGAATTAAAGGACTTGTATACTCGGGTCAATCAGCAAATCGGTCACATTGCCAATGTGCAGGCGCTTGCAAGACGGGAAGAAATGCTGAAGGAGCGTAGGGCAAAATGGCAACGTCGTCAAAAGGCAGACTTAATCAGGGGAAGAATGGTGGCTTCAGTAATTACAGTGCTGATGCTAATGTGGATATGGCTAATGATTCTCAGCATGACACACTCGCCATCTTACTGATTATTGTTCTATTGGTCGTTTTGTTGTTGTTGATTCCACTTATTGCTTGGATGTATGTGGATGTGAGGCAGATGGAGCTGAGAGTCAACAAAGCTTTGACAAGGATTGAAGGCAAATGATTAAAAAATGGATTTTTGTATACATGATGAGGTTGTCATGCATACTTTTTTTGCTTTTGTGTACAGGTTGCCACGATTCTTATCGGTATATATGCCAAGACCCTGAGCATTTCAATGATGCCGTCTGCCAGCGTCCGAGGTGTGAGTTTGATCAAGATTGCCCAGACTATTTAGTAGCCCCCATTTTGGAGAAAAAGATTGAAGGAACTACTTCTAGCATTCCTCAACAGTCCCAAGGAACGCCTCAGTGCAGATGACATAGAAGTCCGAGTTCGGGCTTTTGTCATTATTGTGGTGACCTTAATTCTGTTCTTTATTGTGGTCACGTTGATCTATAGCGTGATGTTTGTCAGCCAGCCTATCAAGGCCATGGCACCCATAGATCAAGCCTTCACCAAGATGCTGAACGACATTGTTCTGCTCATTGTGGGTGGTATTGGTGGAATTATGACCAAGGGCATCAGCAATGAGGCCACAAACATGATGAACGCGGCAAAAGCCAACACAGCGGCTTATGTGGCACCTCCACCCCCACCGCCTGCACCAATCATCATGACGGCCCCAAATCCATCATGGACGCCCCCTCCTCCACCTGCTGGACCACCGACTCTTGAGAGCGAAGAAGAGCGTTTGAGAACAGCTCACGCAAGAGAGAGTGTGCGAAATGCTTAGTTGGCTGTCATGGTTTTTTGACGACCTGTTTTACTGGATTGCAATCATTGCAACGGTCGCAGGAGCCATCGCGTATGTACTGAGTTATCTTGTAGGGTTTCTCCCTATGTTAAAGCCCCACGCCCTCATCATGAAGGCAGTGGGTTTGTTGTTGGTTATCGCAGGAGGTTACTATGTCTCAGATCATCACGGTTATCAAAGACGGGTTGACGAAGATAAAGCAGAGATTGAACGACTTAATGGCGAAGCGCGCGCAAAAGAAGTCGAACTTGGACAAAAGCTCGCAAGAGCCACCAGCCAACTGAAGCAGGCCAAAAATGACATTAAGACCAAGCAGGCTAGTATTAACGCTCGCATTGATGCTGGCGAGTTGCGCCTCCCCTCCACCTGTAGTGTACAAGCCAGTGCAGATGCCCCCAATGGAAATCAAGCCAATGGAGCCGAATCTGACCGACAGGCTATTAAAGATATTGTCGCCATCGCCTCCGACGGAGACAAAGCAATTGTCAAACTCAATGCCTGCATCAGTCAATATAACGAAGTGATGCAGACGGTTAACGAGGGGGTCAAATGATCACTGCTGAACAACTCCACCAAATGGACATTGGTCCACAGTGGCTGGACCCTCTCAATGAAACCTTTGACCGCTGGGGAATCGATACCGCTGAGGAGCAGGCTTGCTTTATTGGCCAGTTTTCCTATGAATCCAACCACTTCAAGGACCTTAGCGAAAACCTGAACTATAAGCCTGAAACGCTGATGAAGTTGTGGCCAAAGCGCTTCCCAACCATGCAGGAGGCTTTAGTCTACGCGCACCAGCCAGAAAAGATAGCCAACCACATCTATTCTAATAGGATGGGCAACCGAGACGAGAACTCTGGGGATGGATGGCGGTTCAGGGGCTCGGCAATCTGTCAATTGACTGGCCATGACAATTTCTGGCACGCAGGCCAAGCCTTGGGGGTTGACTTGGTACATAACCCTGACTTGGCCCGTACACCCAAATATGCGGCTCCAATTGGGGGCTGGTACTGGAAAACGCACAAATGCAATGAGTTGGCCCAAGCAAAGAATTACCTCGCGCTGACAAGAGTCATCAATGGAGGTGAATTTGGCGCACAACAGCGAGAAGACTTGACACACAAGTATGAACGCATACTGAATGCTTGATTAGAAGGGTCTGGGGGACTAAAATGAACAAAATATTTTTTGATGGGAGTTGGCATGGCAGACGCTAGTGTTATGACGTATGACTCTCTTGTCTTGAACATTCAGACCTATTTAGAGCGTACTGATACAACGACAATTGAGAATATTCCGCTCTTCATCATGTTGGCGGAACAAGTCATTGCCTCTCAAATTAAGTTTTTGGGCAACTTGACGGTCCAAGAATCAACCATGGTGGCTGGTAGTGCAATCATCCCCAAGCCAGCCAGATGGCACAAAACAGTTTCTTTTAATTTGGCAACAGCAACGGGCAATCAGCCCGTTTTGCTTAGAAAATACGAGTATTTGAAAGAATATTGGCCTGTTCAAACCAGCACAGGAACTCCTCTTTACTATGCTGACTATGACTATGATCATTGGCTTGTCGCACCGACTCCAGATCAAAACTATGCTTTCGAGACCTTGTACTATCAACGAGTCCAGCCTCTTGACAGCAACAACCAAACCAATTGGTTCACCCAATACGCGCCACAAGCTTTATTGTTTGGCTCGCTCTTACAAGCTATGCCATTCTTGAAGAATGACGACAGAGGACCGATTTTCCAACAACAGTACGATCTGATCATGTCAACCCTCACCAATGAAGATAAATTGAGGATTGCAGACAGACAGGCTATAGCCGTGGATGCATAATGACAACTTATACCTCACCCTTCTCAGGCGATACCATCCAGCCAACGGACGTTAGTTATGCGTCCTACAATGGCTTAACCTCCAACTTGATTCTTCAGTGGCCTGTTAACGGCAACACTGGCAACCCAGCCGCAAGGGTCATGGAGATCAGTTTTACGGGTTCTGGTGGCGTGGTTTTCATGCCTGATGCAACTCAAGTATCTGTAGGCCAAGATGCTTTAATCCGAAATGTTGGAAGCACATCTTTTACTGTTGAAGGATATTCTGGTTCAACCATCATATCGATTGCCGCAGGTCAAGCCGAATATATTTATGTCACCAATAATTCCACTCAAAATGGAACGTGGGGCATCATTGCCTTTGGTGCAGGAACATATAGCGGAGCGGCATCTCAGCTTGCGGGCTATGGTTTAGAGGCCATTTCAACAACATTGAACCAAGCTTATACAGTCAATTCACTGACTGCTAACTATACATTTTTGTCGGGTGACCAAGCGTCTATTTACATTTGGACTGGTGGCGCAACTTCAGCCACTTTGTCGGCATCCGCAACATTAGGTAATAACTGGTTCATGCTGTTTAAAAATAATGGCTCTGGAACGGTAACGATTGCTTGTTCGGGTTCGGACACTATTGATGGCGCAACAACAAAAACCTTCCAACCAGGGAATTCAGCCTTTATCGTTTGCACTGGCTCTGGATTTGTAACTGTTGGATATGGAACCAGCTCAACTTTTGTTTACTCAGTACTCACATTGACTGTTACTGGTGGAACATATACTTTGAGCGCTTCTCAAGCATCAAATACCATTCAAGAGTATTCTGGCACATTAACTTCTAATCAAATCATATTGTTCCCTCCTGTAGCGAATCTTTATGTGATTAGTAATCAAACCTCTGGTAGCTACACTTTAACGGCTTCTACAGGGGTTTCTGGAGGTGCAACAGCAACAATTCCATCAGGTGGGCAAGCCACTTTGATTTGTGATGGTAAAAACTTCTTGAATGCAAATACCACGCAAGCTGGTGCAACTGCAATAAGTTTAGTTAATGGAACTGTCAGCAACCCATCTTTAAACTTTGCGTCTGAAACTTCCACTGGAATTTATCGTCCAGGTGCTGGTCGTCTAGGAATTTCAATCACAGGGGCTGAAATTTTAGACATCAATACCAATGGTATAAGCGTTGCAGGCTCTGGAACATTTATAACTGGCATATCTGGTGGTACGTTCTAATGACCAAGCAAATCTATCAAATAGCAACCAAGCCTGGGATTCAGCGGGATGGGACGCTTTTTGACTCACTGTTCTACCATGATGGACAGTGGGTAAGATTTCAGCGTGGGCGACCCAGAAAAATAGGTGGATACCGTGAGATTACAGGCGCTCTGGCTGGCCCATCAAGAGGTATTTATGTAAGTCCTCAAAGCGGCTATACGGTTGTCTACAGCGGATATTCTGATGGATTGCAGTCTATTCCAATCAACAATGATGGAATTGGTGCTGGTATTACGGACTGGGCGTTATCTAATTTCACTGCGTCGACCAATAATTTGTGGCAGTTTGACAATTTTTTTGATTCTTCTGGTTCTGGAAATAATCTATTGTTGGCCCACCCAGGACAAAACCTCTCCGACATCAACAGCTCTGTTAACGTGCCCGTTTTAGGTGGTTCTTTGACTGGCTCAAGCGCTTCAAAAATAGGCGTTTTCACTCAAAATATTAGCATCACAAGCGGTAGCACTATGGCCACCTTGGTAGCTCCTTTGACCAATGAATTCATTGTTGGCGCTGGACAAACCATCACAGGCACTGGTATTGCATCAGGAACCACGGTTTCTTCGATTGTTGGCACCACTTTGACTCTAAGTCTGCCTGCAACAGCCACAAATTCGAGCGTTTCAGCAACTTTTGACAACAACATTGCTGTTTCTGGTGGTGTAGTGGTGCTATTTCCCTATGTTTTTGTTTATGGCAACAACGGATTGATACAAAACTCTGGGGCAAACAACGTCAATGACTGGGTCTCAGCGACCGCCAATGCGACGAACGTGGCAACAGGAAAGATTGTCCAAGGCTTACCCGTCCGCGGTGGTGTAAACGCGCCCTCTGGCCTGTTTTGGAGCTTGGACAGCGTTATTCGAGTGTCTTATACCCCAACAACAGTGACAACAGGTTCTGGATCAACTCAAGTGTCTCAGACTTTCTACTGGCGCTATGACACGATCACGTCTCAATCATCTATTTTGTCGTCTCAGTCTGTCATTGAGTATGACGGAATCTTTTATTGGTGTGGTGTTGACCGATTCATGCTCTATAACGGTGTGGTCAAAGAAATCCCCAATGACATGAACCAGAACTACTTTTTTGACAACTTGAACTACGCACAGCGTCAAAAGGTATATGCCACAAAGGTGCCACGCTACGGTGAGATTTGGTGGTTTTATCCAAGAGGTTCGGCAACAGAATGCACTGATGCGATCATTTATAACATCAGAGAAGGTACTTGGTACGATGCAGGTCAAGCCGATGGCGCAAACCGATCTGCTGGGTACTTCTCACAGGTTTTTCACTATCCAATCAATGCTGATTGGAGAATAAATTCTGCTGGAGGCGTGAGTCTTATCAGTATTGGAAGCGGTGGAACTGGATATACAAACGGAACCTATTCTTATATTTCATTGACAGGCGGAGATGGAACTGGAGCAACTGCAACTATTGTTGTTAGTGGTGGTTCAATTACTTCTGTTACCATCCAAAACAGAGGTTCTGGTTATAAAGTTGGAAACGCTTTGAGTGCAACGATTCCAAGCGGTTCAGGATTGATCATTTCCGTACTTTCTGTTGTAAATTCTGTTTCTTTGTACCAACATGAAATTGGTACTGATGCGATTAAAAACGAACAAGTATTGGCCATCAATAGTTATTTTGAAACCAACTCACTTGCTTATACATTGGGAAATTCAGCTCAATTTGCCCCCATGAGTGCTGTCAATAAGTGGTGGAGAGTTGAAAGGGTTGAGCCTGATTTCATTCTTTCTGGCAACATGGATATGTACGTCACTGGACGACCATATGCCCAAATTGCTGACCAAACTTCTGGCCCCTATACATTCAACGCAAATACTGGCAAGATTGACCTAAAAGAGCAAAGACGTGAGATGAGATTAAAGTTTGTCTCAAACGTGGCTGGTGGTAATTACCAGTTGGGTCGAATTATGTTGGATGCAGACGTTGGAGACGTGAGGGGCTACTCATGAGTTTAATTCCATACAATCAAATCAATGTCACACCGCTTATCTATGATCCAAGATACCATACTTTTGATTCTTGGGCTTCACTTAT